CAGCAGGTTCATGCCGCGGTGGATAATATATTTGGAGAAGTCACATGGTTTTATTGTAGTAGTGGATCGAGTTATGTAGATCGCTCTGTTACTTATAACTATCTAGAATCAACTCCTGAAAGACCTATTTGGTATACTTCTTCTTTGGATAGAACTACATGGGTACAACAAGGAGTATATTCTAATCCTTATGCAACTGAATATGAAACAGGAGAGGTACCCACAACCCCTACGGTTGGAGGAGCTACAGCAGGAGCTAGCTATTTTTGGCAACACAATATAGGAACAGATGAAGTTAAAGCAAGTGGAGCTACGACAGCTGTTCAAGGTTTCGTAGAATCAGGAGATTATGATATTAGCAGACAAGAAGGACTACAGGGTCAAGGCGAATTCATGATGAGAATTAGTAGAGTGATTCCGGATTTTGGAGAACAGACTGGTAATGCAAAAGTGTATTTAAATTCTAAAGCTTTTCCAACCAGTAGTGCTGTTTCTACTTCTTATAATAGTACTACAACCACTACTCAAATTTGGACAAGAAAAAGAGGACGACAAATTGCTTTAAAAGTAGGAAATATTAGTACTGGTCAAAGCTGGAGAATGGGAACTTTTAGATTAGATATTAATGCAGGAGGCAGAAGATAATGGCTAAGATTGTTGAAGTTGTAACAGATATAGTTGGACCAGAATTTGATTCCATTAATGTACAAGGATTATCAAACAATCTCGTTAATATTGTACAAAAATTAAATACTACTTATCAACAACAATTAAAGGATGAAATGGAAGCCTTTACTTTATTTACAAGTTAAGATATAAAAAGGAAAAGAAGAAATGGCTAATAAATATAAAATCAATATAGTACCTGTAGCAACAACAACCATTACCACTGTTTATACCTGCCCCGCAGAAAATGTAGCGTTAGTTAAATCTATTTCTGCATATAATGTTCATGCTACTAATCCAGCTAATTGGATTTTAAAAGTATTTAACAATGATTCAAGTGCAGCCTATATTTATAGGGGTATAACTTCGGTAGCTGCGGCTACTACAAAAGAATTCCTTGAAGGAGATCAAAGTACCCTTTTAGTTTTAGAAGAATCAGATGCTTTACATTTTCAAACAACCGTGACATCGGCTAACGTTTTTGTTAGCGTATTAGAACAGGATAGAACCTAATGACATTTGAAGAAAAAGGAGAATTTCTAGGACACGTTATCGTAGACGGAAATAAAGTTCCTAAGTATAGAGGAAAAACAATTGTTAAATTATATAACACTCAAACTAATAAAGAATATAACTCAGATAAAGAA